GAGTATCGCCAGTATCTGCTCGGCGTTTTAATTCGGCAACTGATTGATTGCGCGTGAAATCTTTTTCACGACGCGCCAAAGCTCTTTCGCTTTCTTGTAGGTAAGTCGCAGACGCAGGATTGAGCGGACTAAGTATTGCAGCCGCCTGACCCAATCGTTCAGCAAAAGTAAATCCTGGGCGATTAGCTGATTGGCTGTCTGTTTTAGGGGTTGCGTTTATGCCAAACATTACTTTCTCCTACCCTATCGGGGATAACTTTGATCCAGCCATTATATAGTCAAGCAAGCCCGGACGGTACGAAGCCCCTTGGTTTGCAGGCAATCCTGCTAAAATTGAACTTGTTAGACCGAGGCCAGCCAAAGGTGCGCCAACTTGAGACTGATATTGAGCGCGTTGTGCGTCCAAGATTTGTTGTTGCAATGCTCTCTCTTGCAACCCTTGTTGCGCAACCGCCTGCTGCGCCTGCTGACCTAAGCTAAATCCTTGCAAGCCAAGCCCAGATAGACCGCCAGCCGCTGCTTGCTGCACGCCCGCACCTGCCAATGCCGCCTGCTGATTTGCCAGCGATGTTTGTTGCTGCAAATTAGCTTGCTGCAAGGCACGCTGCTGACCAAGGCCAATATCATACTGAGCCGCTTGTTGAGCTTGCTGGAATGCATTCTGACGCTGTTGAGCAGCAAAGTCGCCTGCCATGCGTCCGTACTCCCCCATAGCAACGCCTTCAGCCACACCTTGACGAGAACCGCCGAAAGCGTTAGCTGCTTCTGCTTGAGCGCCCAACTGGTTTATTGCTTGCTCACGCTGTCGCGCAATATCAGCCTCGCCACGCTGAATAACCTGCTCAGTATAGGGCGACATGTATTGGCCTATATTCGCCTGAGCCATAGTCCCAACTGGGCCAATTTGCGCAGCTTGAGCTGTTGGCGCTTGGAAGTTCGTTAGATTGCCGTATGTCTCCCCAGCGCCCTGCATAGCCTGCGTTGCGCCCTGAAAAACATTCTGTGTTGGTTGTCCTGCTGCTTGTCCCATGTGCTTACCCCAACAATCCTGTTTTTAACTTGTCTACTGTGCGAGAAAATACAGTCCCTGGAGGATCGTATGAACTGTCGGTTAAGGAGCTTGTTAAGTCAGCCCCAAATGAGCTTTTTGCAGTTGTGTTCATTGGGCTGGTGTATCCTGCCGCCTTAGCAAGGCCCGGATCTACTTGCCCCACTCCATAACCTACGCTCGCAATATTCCCAGTTGATTTGTTCGCATAAGTATTATTGTCGTAGTTTCCATTTGTGTAATCTATGCCCTGATAATTAGAATTGTCATCATCAGAAGAGCCATTACCACCAGAACCTGCTGACGCCGCTTGAACAGCAGGTGTTGAGCCAGATACAAAGTTAGGCATCTCTCCAGTTATTGGATCAATCATCATGTCCATTAGAGCTTTATATCTGCCGGGTTCAAATTTCTTCAGCATGTCCAAAGCAGCTTGGCCACCTTGATATGTCGTGTAACCAGTTACGCCGCCTTGCGTTGCTGTTGGTGCGCCAATAGACAGATCTCCTGCGCCCTGTAAGCCAAGAGCAGACGCCATAGTGTTAACATTGCCCCGAGAAGCTAGCTCTGCCTGATTGATGGCAGCGATCTCTGGCCCTCGATACATTGGCGTGCCAATTGCTGCCAACTGTTTGGCTAATTGGTATTCCTCTCTTGCTTCTGGCGTAAGCTCTTGTGTCTTCTCTTGCTTGCCGCGCATCCTAAAACTCCATTTGCATTGTGATGGACTTTTCTTTCCATCCTAATTTTTTCAACGGCTTCTTCCAGCCTATTCTACCATCAAATGTTGCAAATGAACATCCTTGGCTTTTGGCCCACTCAAGAACCTCTTCGGTCATGTCTGTGATAGCATCTAACTCACCCCCGGCGAGAAATACATGCAGAGCCTTTCTGTCGTGATATATCACAACTTGCGTTATAATACATCCTTTTGGCTTTGGCCAAAATTGCATATGACCCGAAGCAATACCACCTAAAACCTCTTCCCAGGTGTTTAAGTTGTCATTTTTAGCAAGAGCCGCCTCAATCCACGGACGGCATCGATCTAAATCGTCTATGCGAACAGGTGCATTCATCCGTGCAACCTCGTAATTGCAATCGTTGACGCAGGCGCGGCAGGCGCAAATGCAGTTGCAACCGTGGCATCTAAAAACCCGCTTGTGTTATCTACTGCCCACATAGCCTCTAAATAATCATTGGCACTTACATCAAAGATCGCAGAGCGTGACACAACCAGCACCGAACCGTTTTGGTGCAGCGCGTTTTTCATCGTTGACCCCGTGACATCTACCCCGTTGATACGAGGCCAAAACCAGAAGTTCACTGTGCTGCTGGACGTTGATGCAATCTGCGCTGAAAAGCTAATCATGTATTGACCAGCTTCGGCGAACACAATGCGACTTGCAGGCGTTCCATTTGTTACACCTTCAGCAATGCTAGAAGTGTACGTTAAAGCGTACGCTGTGTTTATGGATGCCGCTGTCTGGTCTGTCGTTACTGCGCCAGCGTATTGACCATCCTCTAAGACGATCTGCACAAACGCGCCATCCTTGGACACAACGGGATAACCATTTTCGTCATCCCACAAGATAACGCCGTTCTCTGATGGATTGTCGTCTGCTGTCTTAAAGTACAGGCGCGGAAGCTGCCTACGCAGATATGCAGTTAGGTTATTACCCCAAGCCTTTACGTTGTCGCCAATCGGCGGGAGTACGGGTGCCGCCATTACCTACGCCCACCTGCTTTTGCGTCTACCCGCATTGTGCCAACACGCCATGCTGCGTAAGGTGTGTCACCCTCTACGCGCATTCTAATCTGGCGACCTGCGAAACGTACCGCTGTTGGGCTAGATGGTGTGTAAGGCCCATGCGTGTATTCCGTGTCGTTGGGATAGAACCGACTTTTAAAGGTGATATTCACATCACCCTGCGTCTTTTCGTCAGGGATTAGGTCTGTGACCTGCATGATGTTATCACCGTTGCCAATGCTGATCGGGCCGCTTTGCGCAAATACAGATTGCTCTGTGCCGCTGACTGCGTAGGAAAGCCCAACCTCATGGTCATACATTGCGCCGTTTGCATCCATGAGCATTGGATACTCAAAAACGCCGCGTGACGCGCCAGTTGTGCGGGATAGATTGCCGATGAGCCAGTGGTTTTCTTTGTAATCAAACGCCACATAGCGGTCTACCTCAGTGCTACCCGACGAACAATAGAACCACCAGATTTCGCCAAACTGACCATTGGTAAACGCCCATGTTTTGCTTTTCTGTGAGGTGTTGACGTCGCTAAAAACATAATCATGGACATCGCACGGTATTTCAGAAACCAAGTTACCATCAAAGCGGAAAAACCCACCGTTGCCCATCCAGAACACGCCCATGTCAACGTCTGCCGCTGCTTGGCGCGAAATGATGCCACAAGACGTGCCAACACGTTCAAAGCCGTAAACATATGGAGGCCCGATGTACCGCGCCGTGTGTGCATCAACGTCTGTAATAATTAAAGTCTGACCGCGTGTACGAATAGCAGTTTCAATTTGTCCTGATGTTTGCAGCTCAATATCGCCAGCTTCGTTTGTCGCGGCAGGTGTCCATAGAGTGTTGTTCTCACGGTCACACCACTGCACCTTGCGCGGGTTGCCGCCAGCAGCTAGAGCAAAGATAAAGCGTTCTTCTGTTACGATCAGACCCTTATTGCTTGTTGGCGCGTTGGCAATAATCTCAGCGTTTTTGCCTAGCTTTAGTGAAACGTCATCAACGTGAAACTCTGGCTCTGCATCACTGGCTGCATAAATCTGTATATCTAATGACGTGTCATCAATGTAAAATTGATAGGTGTTGGTTCCTACCTCTAAAGTCTTATCAAGAAGCACTGTAGATGTATTTGTTCCTAACACTTTTACTTTTGCCGATGGTACTGTCGCGGGATCAGCATCGGCATCTGGGTCAATTAAACGTAGCGTTAGGTAATACTTTTCACCGTTGGTTAAGCTGCCAACAGTTTGCTCTAAGTTTGCAGCAGTTGTCCCTGTCCACTTTGCCACCCCACTAGCTACAGCCCATCCAGTGCCTAACGTCCATCCAGTAGCTGCGGCAAAGTCACCGTCTGCAACAAGCTCCGATCCAGTTGTAGACTGCAACTGCCATTCAATTAAATCGCCATCCGCTGTAGAACACGCAACAAGGTATTCGCCCCAGTTATCTATTGACCAAGTAGTTGCCTCCACAATGTTACCAGTGTCAGGGCGAGGCGTTCCGTAGGTACCTCTGCCATACAAGCCATAGCCATAGCCAATATTTACAGACGCGTCCTCTGTTCCGTCCACTAAGTCAGGCGGCGTTATGTCGTACTTTATACCAGATGACACAACAGCCACTAGCTCGTTTGCAGAGCCTGTTGCAACATACCTACTGGCTGCTGTACTAAGCCAAGTATGCATAGAGCGCGGAGCATAGTTTGTTGCATCCACGCCTAACGTGTCAGGTATATTCTCGTTTATACGCCAACCACCGACAGGGCGCAGCGACCCATCACGCCAGCGCACAAGTGAGCCATCTTCCCAGCGTCCTGATGCATCTAGGTCAGTACCAGTGCGGTAGAAGCCTGCGGGAATTTTTAGAGGTATGAGAGCCATGCGCGTTACTCTGGTTTAGTGGGCCAGTTGATAGTGTGTGGGAAACCTGATTGCTGCGGCACGTTAAGTAAGTCAGTGCGATATTGCGCCCATTCGTTTTGTTTTTCTGTAGTTAAGTCTGCCCAGCGCAAATTGTTACTTACTATTGGGTCAACTTCGCTGTGCAGCAAGCTATCTCTCTGCCAGCGAACAAATGCCGCCACCCTTGCGTCCTCATCTGCCTGAGAAAACGCTTCGTAATCAGAGCCTATTAGTGCTAATAATTGCGAGTTATCTACTGTAGTGTCTGTGTCCCAAGGGGTTAGAGCATAGGGTATCCAGCCGTATTCTGGGTGATTTATTTCTAGCTCAAATAAAGTGTTTTCTGCGTTCTTTGAGACTGCGTTTCTAACTTCTGTAATTTGTACCATTTATGAAATCCTTACAAAGAGCGTGCGTCTGTCTTTTGCTGACGAATACCCCATACACCGCCATGTTCCTGACGTTCTTGCTAAAGTGGAGTTGGTGCTAGCAGCACTATCAGAAAAATACATGCTAACACTCCCCATATTATCGCCCGGATATGTGTAATGAACTGTGCTGTCTGCTGCCTCAAAGCAAAATCCGTATGTTCCAACTTTATCTGCATCATCACAATACGTTCCGTAAGCAGTCCCAACCTTATCTGAATTAAGTGTAGACGTTGATGTCAAATAGCCCTGCGATGAGTGATCGCCCCAGCCATACGCCGTATTCCAATTGCTTGTATCTGATGATGAAGGGATGTTTGAAACTTGTGTGGACGTTGGGATTTGATAACCGCTTGCCATTGTTACAGACAATGTACCAGATGTGGTAACTGGCGACCCGCTTACCGAAAAGCCTGTTGGCATATTTAAGCCAACACTTGTAACTGTCCCTGACCCACTCGCAGCGTTAATCGTGTCTATTTGGCTCTGTATGTTTGACGATGCGCCAGATAGATAGCCAAGCTCTGCAACTGTAACAGAGGTTGCCGCAAAGCCATCAATAGCATTCAAGTCTGCCGCAGATGCCGTAACAGGCGTTGTGCTAATCTCCCATGAACCTTCTGTAAGGTTTGGCGTGATCGCGTTTGTACCGTCAGCATTGCTATTTATTTCTAAAACAATTGCATCTAGGGCAGTATTAATTAAATCGCCCCAGCTATCTTCTGACGCACCAACGTCTGGTTTTGTAATGCTTATCGGCATCTAAATCTCCTATGCAGCTTCTGACCATGTGTCGGTTGGGTCAGTAACATCAGTCCATATATCTGTCGGCTCTGTAGCTTCTGTCCAAGTGTCGCTACTATCAGCCTGCGTTGACCATACACTATCATCATCCGCTTGTTCTGTCCAACTATCGGTGGGCGGCTCTTGATAGTCCCAAGTAAAGCGAGCGGGCAGTGTCGGTACGCCCGCCGTTATCTCTACCATTGTCAACGCGTATTCTTGGAAGAACGGCAGTGTGTCAACGACAGGCTGCGGCTCTAAAGAAACTGGGAAGAAGTTAGATATAACCGAAACAGTTGCACTGTCTACCGTAGGTGCAGCAAGCGTAATCTCAACTAGGGCAAAGTTAGATATTACCGCTGATGTAATATCGTCAACAACTGGGGTGCCTGATGTTATTTCTTGTGGCGCAAAGTTGCTAGTGACTGACGCAGCAATACTATCAACGACAGGCGTTGTGCTTATGTCATCCGCGCCAAAGTTATAAACAACAATGACGCTTGCGTTATCTACAACAGGAACGCCAGCCGTAATGTCTGCGGCTGGTATTGTTTCATCTTCAAAGACAGTCGCAGTATCAACGACAGGTGCAGAAGCAGTAATATCTTGTGGAGCAAAGTTGCTAATTACAGCAACTGTTGCCGTGTCAAAAACAGGAACGCCAACCGTAATGTCTGACGCAATAACCTCAACCCTGACTACTTGTACACCACTATCCGCGAGTGGTGCGGAGGCTAATGGTGTAAAGCCAAGCATGTGTTATGACTTCCAGTAAGTACGGCCTGAAGTAATAGTGCTGTTGATGCGCGTCATGTCTTTGCCGCCATCTGTGTACTTGCTATCTAGCACTTCCATTTCCAAGTGCATGACCATGTTACCGACCTGCTTTTTCTTTTCAGCATCGCTTTCATGTTCCATTTTCATGCCATTTTGGATGTTTTCTACCTGATCGCACATATGTAACAGCTTCAGGTAGTCACGGTCTAATTCATTTACAGCCATATTTAGGTTCCTTCTAACTCAGCTATACGCGCCTCAAGCGCATCACATTTTGCCGACAGTTCTTGTACGGCTTTCACAAGAATAGGATATGAACGAACATAATCCGCCTCTAACTTTTCAGGGTTTGACCAATTCACCAAACGTGTGCGCGATGAAGATGAATGATCCAACTCAACATCGTGCAACTCTTGAGCAATAAAGCCGATATCTGTCTTTGCACCCAACGATCCATCACGGCGGTTCCAAGTGAACTGCACTGGGCGCATGTCGTTGATGAAGTCTAACCCATAGCTAATATCTGTAATCGCAGTTTTGTCGCGCTCGTCTGATAGACTGCTTATAGTCTGAACATTACAGCGCAGTGATGTGATATTATTATCACCAAGCGTAATTTCGTTTGTAGCTGTCGCGCCACTAGGCATAGCTTCATTGCCAACACAGGTAACATTAGAACCTGTTGTCAGTGCGTTTGTTGTAGAGCCGCCCTGTGAATACCCTGCGTTATATCCTAGAAAAGTGTTGTTGGCTCCAGTGTTTACGCTGCGACCTGCATATGCTCCAAAAGCTGAATTATCATCACCCTCAGTCAAGCTATAGAGAGCTTCATTTCCTAAAGCAGCGGCATAAGACGCTGATGTTAAGCTGTAAAGACTTCTATAACCGCCACCTACATTATAACTTCCAGAACCGCCATTATACCCACTCTGATAGCCCAAGAAGGAATTATAATCGCCACCGTCTACGTCATACCCAGCTTGATAACCAATATAAACGTTATATTGTGAAGTGCTGAAAGCACTAGCCCCAGCTTGATAACCAATAGAAACGCCGCCTGCTGCTGATTGTGCATTCCCACCGATGCAAACAAAGTAACTTGCCGTGTTATCGGCTGTATCTGTATTATATCCTACAAGTGTATTGTAGTCTCCAGAATATACATTATCACCACTATCATAACCAATTGCGACATTATAATATGGATTACTTGTGGTTGATCTGCCTAACGCATCATAGCCAATAGCAACTGAACGCTGATGATTTCCATCTGACATTGCATCATAGCCAATAGCCACACTATAATCACCATCACAGTCATTCATGGCATTATAGCCAATAGCGACTTGGTAGTCTTTACTGCTTACGTTATAGCTCCCTGCCAAAGAACCTAAATAAGTGCCGCCTGTTAGAAAAGTGCCGCGACCTGCGGAATTGCCGACAGCCACTGAATTTGTGTCAGTCGCGTTATCAAACATGGCGGAAACGCCAAGAGCGACATTACTATCCGCTGTAGTTAAGCTATAACCCGCTTGATAACCTATACCAGTATTATTAGAACCAGAGTTTAAATAAAATAATGCGTCTCTCCCTACAGCGGTATTGTAGCTACCCGATCCCGCATTGCTTATTGAACGATGTCCTATCGCGGTGTTATTTGAACCCGTGTTAGTATCTAAAGAAAACACGCCGACACTTACATTCTGAGTGCCTGTGGTTATTGCATTACCCGAAAGTCGTCCAATAAAGATACTATAATCGCCTGTCGTTATTGCATTCCCTGCGTCGCTTCCAATAGCAATATTTTCATTGCCACCGGCCTCAAGAGATGCCAAAGCACCTTCTCCTATAGGAATATTATTTGCCGTTCCAGTTGCTGGATCATCAGGCCAAGCTGATTGCCATAGCATCACAGTGCCAGTTTGGTCAGGTAGCGTAATTGTCCGATCTGCGGTTGGGTCTACCACTGTAAGTGTGGTTTCAAAATCGTCTGCAGTTGATCCTTCAAAGACAATGTTAACATTGCTTAATGCAATATCGCCAGAAAATGTGCCGCCACTTTCTAAGATTAAATCTTCTGCCGCAGCCGTGATAAACACGACCGCGCTGCCAGACAGGTTAAGCAAAGAGCCTGTTGAACTTTCAGTCAGTGTGCGTGAAAGCGTTGTGCCGCTTGAGGTGTAGGTGCCAGTTCCAATTTCCCAAGCGTCACCATCTTCTATCGTGTAACGCACAACATCAGCATCAGCCACCCCGCCATCCGCAAACGACTGATAGCCTGTCTCAGCAGCTCCAAGCGTTATCGTGCCTGTGCCAGTGGTTGCCGTAGCGACCTTAACTCTATTGGCTAGAACAACCATATTTTACACCTATGCAGGGTCAGGGATTTCAACGTCAAACGTGGCTACTGTAAACGTATTTCCAGACACAACTGACTGCGATGTTGTCAGCGAACCTGTGCAAAGCAAGCGGCTCTCAGATACGTCTGTAATCGCATAATGTGTTGCAGTGCCTGAGCCTGTCACTGAGCCATCTGAGATTGCTGCGCAGGCTGTCTTGCGGCCCGACGTATCACCGTCCTCTGGCGCACCAAACGATACTGAGGTGCTGTTGCCTAGCGTGTAGGTGCTTGTCGCCTCTGTGTATGTCGTAGGCTCTTGTGAGCAAATGTCTATGCGATCTGCCTCTAAGTCCAGCTTGGACAGTGCGGCGTCTAGCACATAATCTGAAATGGTTGCCATGTCTTTCTCCTAGAATGTGTTGACCTGCATGCGCAAGCCTGAGCCGCCAAACTTGGCTTTTTCGTTGTTAGCGTTTATACCATCGATTGCGCTTTGATACAACGCAGCCCACACCTGGGTTCTTTGATCGTCAACTAGATACGGTGCCGAATGTACCAAAGCACCATACAAATACGCATCTGGAAAATACTGCAAAATCCAGTTTGAGGTATTGCTGTCATCGAGTGGCGTGTTTCGGGCGTAATAATAAAGTTCGCCTGTGTAAGCGCTGTCAGGTGTTGGCCATACTTCAATTTGACCAGCGATTATTGAATAGTATTGAGGGCGGCCTGTCGTGTCTGCATTGTTGCGCCGATATGTCTGCAACGATAAAGGCGTAACCAGCTCAACAGGGCGCTCGTCAACGTCCAGGTGAAAGCGTACAGCTTCCATAAAGCCCTGTGGCAACTGAGTGTAACGCGCGTCTATGTCTGCCGTACTGCGCTGCTCCATGCGCCAGTGGCGCACTTTGCGATCCATGTCAGCCTCGGCAAGACTGATAAAATCAGGAATAATTGACGTTAGGTCATCCCGGTTTAGCCAGTTGCCTATTGCTGTCTTTAGTTCTGCGTAGGTTGTAATAGCCATTACTGTAACAATCCTGTCTTTAAGAGATAGTCTTCTATTCTCTGCGCTTGCTCACTTGATACACCAGATTGCGCCAAAAGGCCACTTATTGGTGAAGCGTTGGCTGCCATGATATTTTCCAACTCAGACAAACGAGGGTCAAAACGTGCATTTGTTGATCTTATATTGTTGGGATCAAAAACATTTTCCTCGTTGCCAGTTCTGACACCTGTAAAACCTTCATCTGATAGCGACTGAGTTCCCCTCATAGATAAATCATTAAATCCAGAAACATTTTCTAAGCCATACTGCGCGTTTCTCATTTCGCCATAAGATGCTGGGTTTGAACTTCTTATATAAACTGGGAGTACAGAGCCGCCTCTAGGTACAGCTTTATTAGGATCAAAGTCGCCTCGATTGACTTCACCAGCACTCGCAAACTTATTAGCTTTCCTAACGTCAGGAGCGACATAAACACCCGCCCCTAACTGACCTTTAACGCCAGGTATAAAAGCAGTGATGTCAGGAGAAAAATCATCATCTGAGTACATTGATGGAGCTGTACCATGATATTGAACATCATCAACATTAAACCCCATCTCACGCGCACGAGCCAATCGGCTTGCCTCATCCATAGGCAAATCATAATTAGCCGCAAGATACTGATTTAATTGTGTATTTTTTACGCTGTCGCCCATGTCTAGCATCGCGTCAGTCACTTCAGGACCTCTGCCAGACTTTAGCATGTTCAATATCTGATCGCCGCGTGCGGATACGTCTGAAGCGACTGATAAAAGTCCAGCACTTTTTGATGCGTTGGCCATCACTGGCTTAAATACGTTTGGATTTTGAGCAACGACGCTTTCAGACATGTTGCCGCCAAATCCAGCGTCAGGTATTCGGATCGCATCAAACCCACCAACATCAATCAATGCGCCAACTACTTCATCTTGAGCAGCAGAGCTTCCAAACCTTTGGTACATATTACCGCTATCAAAAGCCTCAACAAAATCGTCAAAGCTGTCAAAATAATCATCTAAGCCGTAATCTGAATATGCTGTTTGTAGCATTCTTGTTTCAGAAATTCCTCGATCTTCTGGCAGAAAGTTTCCGATCTTACCCTCAACATCAAATTCTAAAACATTTTTTCCATATTCTGCCGCATCACTACGAACAGGAGTTGTATATAAGTCTCTGGCTGTTACGCCATAATTTGGATCAAGTTGCGAAATATCTGCATCTGTACCATGATAAACACGCAGTGTATTCGCACCCAACGATCCCGCAGGCTTAGCAACTGCACCGCCACCAAGCATAGCCGTCCCGGCAGTCCCCAACGCCTCGCCAACCATATCCTCTTGTGGGATCAAGTCCTGAGCCGCAGCACGAGGCGCATCAACGCCTCTAGCAATTGGGTCAAGAAGATTTGCAAGCAATGAGCCAACACCTTCATAACGCAGAGTGTCAGTCCCCATCACAGGCTCTTTTGACAGCAAGCCGCCAAGAACAGGCCGACGACCTTCTGACGCAAGTTGCGACCTATTAGACCGCGCATACTCAAACAATGGAGCAAAGACGCTCGTCTCTTCCCTTGCGCGTCTTATCTCTTCAGCAGTCGCCATCTACCTACTCACAGATTTCTTTCCTTGGCAGCCCCAAGCCTTGCGGCGCACTTTAACCTTCGCAGTCTTCTTCTGGCCGCTAGAACGCGCACAATACGCATCGCCACGCTTTGTCCCCGGCTTGGAGATGCGCTTATGCGTGCGACCCTCGCTGTCCTTGTAAATAGTGCCGTCTGCGTACTTCTTACTCGCAGGGACTTTCTTGCGCTTAACCGCCATTCGGCATGACCCCCAAGCCTTGCAAATAGCTATTATACGAATTCTGCCAGAAGTTAGGGTCTGCGTCCATTTGCGCCTTAATGCGACTTTCTGCCTCCGCGCCATACGCCTTAACCATTAACTCAGCGATATATTCCTCATATTCGGGCATTGTCTTAGCAATACCGCCTGTTCCGCTCATCATAGGCGGACTTTCACGCGACGGCGAAACCATTGCAGGGCCGCCAGCAGGCGTCACAGGAGGCATTCCAATTCGAGTAGACTGAGGAGCGCCAGAAGCCATACTAGACGACGCAGGCATCAGCTCAGGGCCGCTCGGCCCCATCCCCGGATGATTGCCGCCCATCGTGATTTGAGGAGAAGGTGGGGTAGGAGCATTTGCAGCCTGACGTTGACGTATAATTTCCTGAACGCGCGGATTAGCCCCACCCAATGGCGCAACGTCCATAATCCCAGAAACATTCGGAACTGTGTTAGGCAAATCACTACCACCAGTACCAGCCGGGGCGTTAACGCCGCCACCAATAACACCGCCGCCAGACGTCCCCATAGGCGCAGATCCAGCAGCAGGCTCCTCATCAAGCAAACCACGCATCTGCATCAATGCACGACGCCGCTCTTCATCAACAGAGGCATACGGCTTGGCAATTTGGTTCGCAATCACAGACAGCAAACCACCGCCCTCAAACTGGCTGCCCATCTGCCCAGCGCCACCGCCGTCAATCAAATCCATAATGTCTCTAAAACGATTAGCCATTACTTTTTACCCTTCTTCGGCTTCTTGGCAGTTTTCGCAGCCGCCTTAAATGCCTTAGCCGTCGGCGCACCCTTGCTGCCTGGTTTGCGCATCTTCTCGCCAGATCCCGCCTTAATACGCTTACG